GATCGTTTGCGTGGGGGCTGTGGTTTTCCTTTTGTGATCACGAGTGGCTTCCGTCATCCTACAGAACATCCTATTGAAGCTGCTAAGGAAGTTCCCGGCACCCACGCCCAAGGTATCGCTGCTGACATCAGAGTCACCAGTGCAGCCGAAAGACACCGCATAGTCAACGTAGCTAACCACATCGGCTTCAACGGCATTGGTATAGCTAAGGACTTCGTACACGTAGACACTCGTGGTACTACACCAGTTATGTGGCTCTACTAACATGATGTACTACACCAAACACAAGACTTTAGCGGACACTTCAGAGACAACTCTGTTTACAGTACCTACTGGTTACGTTTTATGGATAAACTACGTATTCATAGCTAACCACGGCGGCAGTACTAATAACGTGTCCTGTTGGTGGGAAAACGGTGCTGGTGTAGATCAGTTGTACTTTCTGGACAACAATTCATTAAATAGCGGAGCCAAAGAAATCTTAGGTGGTCAAGCAGATGCACCAATCTTTGTACTACATAACGGAGACGTAGTAAAAGCACAAACAGGATCTGCTGGTGACGTAGAGATTGCCTTTACGTTTAAACTGATGAATGAACCTGCGGCTTTCCCTAACTTTAATGGATCTTAACATTGAGCTACTGCCTTGGCAGCAAGAAGTCTGGACGGACGACACTAGATTCAAGATTGTAGCTGCGGGTAGACGTACAGGGAAGTCAAGGCTTGCTGCATGGATGCTGATTGTAAACGCTCTGCAAGCCGATAGGGGTCATGTGTTTTACGTAGCCCCTACACAGGGTCAGGCTCGTGACATTATGTGGCAGACGTTGTTGGAACTAGGGCATCCAGTGATTACTGGAAGTCACATCAACAACTTGCAACTAAAGCTGGTCAATGGTGCAACTATCAGCCTCAAAGGTGCTGACAGACCAGAGACAATGCGTGGTGTGTCCTTGAAGTTCCTCGTGTTGGACGAGTACGCAGACATGAAGCCTGACGTATTTGAGCAGATCCTTCGACCAGCTTTGGCTGACCAAAAGGGCTGTGCGATGTTCATAGGTACGCCTATGGGCAGAAACCACTTCTACGAGTTGTACAAGTATGCTGAACTGGGTGACGACGAGACTTACAAAGCTTGGCACTTTACTTCCTATGACAACCCTTTGCTTGACCCTAGTGAAATCGACATTGCTAAGAAGTCTATGTCAAGCTATGCGTTTCGTCAGGAGTTTATGGCGTCATTTGAAGCTCGTGGGTCAGAAATGTTTAAAGAGGACTGGGTAAAGGTATCAGAAGACGAACCAGACGTAGGAGACTACTACATTGCAGTTGACTTGGCAGGGTTTGAAGAAGTCAACAAGAAGCGTACTAAGAATACAAAGCTTGACGACACCGCAATTGCTGTGGTCAAGGTCAGTCCTAATGGTTGGTACGTTGACAATATTATTTACGGGCGATGGAGCCTTGACGAGACAGCAGCCAAAATTTTTCAGGCAGTACGAGATTACGAACCAGTCAGTGTGGGTATCGAAAGAGGTATTGCTAAACAAGCTGTAATGTCGCCTCTGTCGGACCTACAGAAACGCTACGGGACATTCTTTAGAGTCGAGGAGCTAACTCACGGTAACAAAAAGAAGACTGACAGGGTTATGTGGGCACTTCAGGGGCGGTTTGAGAATGGCTACATAACACTGAACAAAGGAGAGTGGAACAGTCGGTTCTTGGACCAGTTGTTTCAGTTTCCGGACCCACTGACGCACGACGACTTGGTGGACGCTTTGGCTTACGTCGATCAGCTTGCAAACGTAGCGTATGACTATGAATACGAAATTGACGACCATGAAATCTTAGACGTGGTAGCAGGATACTAATTATGAGTGAACTATACGAGCAGGACCCTTTGATGGTCGAAGAGACTATCGAAGACTGGGTAATCACCAAGTGTGAAGACTGGCGTGACTACTACGAGTCAAACTACGAAGCACGTTTTGAAGAGTACTACAGACTCTGGCGGGGACAATGGGACCCAGCAGACAGCGAACGTAAGTCAGAACGTAGTCGCATCATCTCTCCTGCTCTCCAGCAAGCCGTTGAGTCCAACGTAGCTGAGCTAGAAGAAGCCACCTTTGGGCGTGGCAAGTGGTTCGACGTAAGTGACAACATGGGTGACACAGAGCGCCAAGACGTGTTGTTCCTGCGTAACAAACTCACGGAGGACTTTGAGGACTGTAAAGTTCGCAAGTCAGTCGCAGAGTGTCTCATCAATGCAGCTGTGTTTGGCACAGGTGTCGGTGAGATTGTCATTGAAGAAATGAAAGAGATGGCTCCAGCAACTCAGCCCATCATGGGTGGAGACTTGCAGGCTGTTGGAGTCAACATCATGGAGCGTGTCAAAGTTAAGCTGAAGCCTGTGCTGCCACAGAACTTCCTTATTGACCCTGTAGCTACGTCCGTTGAGGACGCTATGGGCGTTGCTGTGGACGAGTTCGTAAGCAGACATCAGGTAGAGCTTCTGCAGGAACAGGGCGTTTACAAGGACGTGTACGTAGGCTCTGCAGCACCCGACACAGACCTTGAGCCTGACCAAGACATCACTATCTACAATGACGACAAGGTGCGTCTAACGAAGTACTACGGTTTAGTCCCACGAGAAATGCTTGAAAAAGCTATGCAGGACGAAGACGAAGAAGTAGTAGAACTGGAGAAGAAGGCTGAGTCAAAGTACGTAGAGGCGGTAGTTGTTATTGCTAATGGTGGCATCTTGCTGAAAGCAGAAGCTAACCCATACATGATGCAGGACAGGCCAATAGTAGCCTTCCCATGGGACGTTGTACCCGGTAGATTCTGGGGACGTGGCGTGTGCGAAAAAGGCTACAACAGCCAGAAAGCACTAGATACAGAGTTGCGAGCTAGGATAGACGCTCTGAGTCTTACGATACACCCAATGCTTGCCATTGACGCTACACGTCTGCCTAGAGGAGCAAAACCAGAAGTACGTCCGGGTAAGATGATATTAACTAGTGGAGACCCGCGTGAAGTTTTACAACCGTTCAATTTCGGACAGGTTAATCAAATTACGTTTGCTCAGGCAGGAGCTTTGCAGCAAATGGTACAACAAGCTACAGGAGCTGTCGATTCAGCTGGAATCGCAGGTCAGGTCAATGGAGAGGCAACAGCTGCTGGAATCAGCATGTCTCTTGGGGCTATTATTAAGCGTCACAAGCGTACTCTCATCAACTTTCAGCAGTCTTTCCTGATTCCATTTGTCAAGAAAGCTGCTTACCGTTACATGCAGTTTGACCCTGAGAACTACCCCGTAGCTGACTACAAGTTCAACGCAAGCAGCACACTGGGTATCATCGCTAGGGAATACGAGGTGACACAGCTGGTACAGTTACTACAGACCATGCAGAAAGACTCACCACTGTACAACACACTGATCCAGTCAATCATTGACAACATGAATCTATCTAACCGTGAGGAACTTCTGGCGGCTATGGCACAAGCTATGCAGCCTAACCCAGAAGCTCAGCAGATGGCACAAGCAGCACAGCAGGCCCAGCTTGAGTTCCAGCAGTCCCAGACAGCAGCTTTGGCTGCTCAGGCTCAGGAGTCAGCAGCTAGGGCAGGCAAACTTGCTGCAGAAGCCAATGCTGTACCTCAAGAGTTGGAGATAGACCGCATCAATGCCATCACTAGAAACTTACGTGAAGGCGATGCAGAAGACAAAGAGTTTGAAAGACGTATGCGCGTTGCTGAAACTCTCCTTAAAGAACGTCAGATTAAAGGTAATCAAAATGCTAACAGACCAAGAACTGAAGATCCTAATGCGGCAGGTGGACAGATACCTAGAACCGCGATGGGAACTCCTCAGAGACTTAGACCGCAAGGTGGAGGCACTAACTAATGTCAAAGGAGAAGCACCCAAGCCTCAAGCGAGCAGGAGTAAGCGGGTACAACAAGCCAAAGAGGACTCCTAATCACCCCACTAAGTCTCATGTTGTTGTCGCCAAAGAAGGTGACAAAATTAAGACCATACGGTTTGGACAGCAGGGAGTTAGTGGTGCGGGGAAGAATCCTAAGACCGATAAAGAGAAAGCAAGGCGTAAGTCATTTAAGGCTCGCCATGCTAAAAATATTAACAAAGGTAAGATGTCAGCGGCATACTGGGCTAATCGGGAAAAATGGTGATGGCAACAGGCGTAAAACATTTTAAGAAAGACGGGACTCTCCATACCGGAGGAACCCACAAGATGCCTAATGGTGAACTCCACTCAGGCAAAACCCACGGCAAAACATCGGTGAGACTTTATCACCTCAAAGACTTGACAGGCAAAGCAAAGGAGAAAGCAATGGCTTACTACGGTCCCAAGAAAAAAAAGAAGCCTACGAAGAGAGGTAAGTAATGCCCTTTAAGAAATACAGCCCAAAACAGAAGAAACTGGCTGCTGTAGCTCCACCACGTAAGAAGATTACTGGTGCTGACTTGAAAAAGG